TAAAAATGCACCTCCTGAATTACAACAAGCTGCAAATAATTCTTTATCACAAATTAAAGCGCATTTTCTTAATCAAGCACATGAAGCATTTCAATCAAGTGCAAACAAAGGAACTGCTTATTTAAAAACAAATAGAGAAGTAATGACTAGATTGTTTAGCCCTGAAGAAATGTCAAAAATAAATGATTACAATTCAGGCGCTCATATTCTTAAAGCTGACACAGGTTATCCAGGCGCTAGAGTTCAAGAAATTAATATTGACAAACGTTTGCCTAGAAGAATTGGTGAACAAATATTGAAAAAAGGCGCTGCAATAGGCGCTGAAGCAATAACAAGCGGATCAACTTTTGGTATTGCAGGCACTACAGCACATGAAATAATAGGTGGTAAAATAGCAAAAGGCGAAGCAAAATCATTAGAAAAGATTCACAGAGAAAACGCAAATAAAAAACGAGCAGGTTTTACTAACTTACAAGACATTATGAACGCAGGTAAAAAGGAATAATATATGGCAGTCAATCTATCACCCATAGGCAACGGAGTAAGTTTTTTAGGCGTTACAGGCCTACCATTATCAGGTGGCAAGTTATATAGTTACCAAGCTGGCTCATCCACACCGTTAGCTACATACACAACTGTTAGTGGAACAATAGCTAACGCTAATCCAATTATATTAGGAACTGACGGTAGAGCAGCAAACGAAATTTGGCTTACTTACGGTTATAACTATAAATTTATATTACAAGACTCAGCTGGCGGAACAATTGCTACTTATGATGACATCTACGGTATTTTAGGAACTATTCCTGCGGCTTCATCTACATTACCTACAGGCATGATTCTTTTATGGTCAGGCTCTATTGGTTCTATTCCTGCTGGTTACTTATTATGTGACGGCACAAACTCAACACCTGACCTTCGCAATCGTTTTGTTATTGGTGCTGGTTCTACTTATTCAGTAAATCAAACAGGTGGTAGTGCAGATGCAATTGTGGTATCTCATACCCATACTGCAACCGTTACTGATCCAGGCCACACACATACAGTTTCAGTTGGTAATCAAGGATCACAAAACGGAACTGCTACAGGTGGTGGATCACAACCTACAACGGCTGGCGCAGTTCTTACAACAGTTTCATCATTAACAGGCGTTACTGTTGCAAACTCTACAGCAGGCACAAGCGGAACAGGTGCTAACCTTCCTCCGTATTATGCACTTTGTTACATTATGAAGAGTTAATTATGGTTAAACATTCACTTACAGAAGTAGATAGCCGTTTAAGCGCTCACGAAGAAATATGCGCTTTAAGATATGAAGAAATTGGCGCAAGACTAAAGCGTTTAGAAAGTATTTTAATGGCAAGCGCAGGCGCTATTATTATTTTATTATTAAGCATAGTTTTAAAATAATGGATTTATCTAAATTAACCAGCATGATGTTTCCTGTAATAGTTTCTGCTATTGCATGGATGCTTTCATCATTATCAGGTATGCAAGCTGATCTTATTGATATTAAGTCTAAAATGCCTGCGCTTATAACTGCTCAAGGCGTGCCAACTGATAGCCCTATATCAGCAGAAGCAAGAGCTAAACTTAAAGAAGAAATTAGAACCCAAATGGGTGAGCTTAATGTTCGTATTCGTATTCTTGAAGAACACGATATGCAAAGGAAAGGAAAATAATGTTTACGTTACTTGGATCATTACTTGGATTTGGTAGCTCTGCGTTACCATCTATATTAAATTTTTTCCAACAAAAAGGCGATCAAAAGCATGAGCGTGAAATGGCTCAATTACAAATTGATCGTGAGCTTGCAATGGCTGAAAAAGGATTTGCTTCACAAGAAAAAATTGAAGCTATCAAGTTAGAAGAAGTTCAAGTTCAATCTCAAGCAGACGAAATGACAGCTTTATATGCCAATGATTCTAAATTAAGTGAAGGTGCTGCACCATGGGTTGTTACTGCAAGAGCTGCTGTAAGACCTGTAATATCATTAGGATTATTTGGTATATTTGTATTTGTTGAAATTGGTGGATTTATTTACGCATGGGTGCATGGTGTAGACTTTAGCACAGCATTAAATGTTATATGGGATGATGATACTCAACAAATTTGGGCAGCCATTATTATGTTTCACTTTGGTAGTCGAGCATTTAATAAGAAATGATAACGTCACAACGTGGCATCGCTCTTATCAAACATTACGAAGGTGTGCGTGTTAGGCCTTATCGTTGCCCAGCAGGGTTGTGGACTGTTGGTGTCGGACACCTCATTGGTGATGGTAAGCAACTCCCTGATGGTTACAACAAAACTTTCACAACCGCAGAAGTAGATGCACTATTAAGATTAGATTTAAAAAGATTTGAAATAGGCGTTACTAAGTTACTTCCTAATGTTAAACTTACACCAGGCGAATTTTCCTGTTGCGTAAGCTTTAGTTTTAACCATGGATTAGGATTATTCCAAAGAAGCACGTTTCGCCAAGCAGTTATTCGTGGTGATAAAGAAGCTGCCATGGAGTCTTTACTAAAATATTGTAAAGCTAGAGTTAAAGGTGTATTAACAGAATTAAAAGGCCTTAAAAATAGAAGGCTAGATGAAAAACAATTATTTTTATATGGATAGGAAAAACAATGGCAACTAAAATGAAACTTGAAGAATTAAAACCTTCTATTAGACATGAAAAAAAAGAATACGTTGTTGAGCGTCAAATCAAAGAGCTAAAGCAAGAATTTAAAGCTCATATTAAAACGCCAATGTCTAAAGCACACCCTAAAAAATAGTGGATGACTTTGCTTTTGTTTGTGTGTCGTTTGTCACTACTATGTGCCTTCTTTGTATTCTTAGCATACCTTTACGTTACATTTTAGAATACGTTATTTGCTATTGGTAAATAAAAAAAGGGGCATTTTAAGCCCCTTAATTTAATAGCAATCTGTAACAATAACCATTACTTATTCATTACATACATTGTAACTTCAAAACCAAAACGCATTTCAGTAGCAGCTGGAGTTGTCCACATGGTATTTATCCTTTATCTGTAACAAGCAAAATTACTTGTTACGCAAATTATGTTCTTTTTGCAAGACAAAACCATCAAGAAAATCATTAATTATTCTTTACCTGTAAAACGCAATTAATCACAATTCTATTAACATGATCTTTTGGTGGGGTTGCGTTATGAAATACATTAGATTTAAACCATGCACAATTTCCAGCTTTAGGTTCAATTCTTTCCACAACTTCAGTTTTATCTTTGTTATAAATAATGGTATCGCCATCTGAATCATTAACATAATAAATAAACGTTACAAAGTCATCTTTAGTAAGTTCAACATCTGTGTGAACTGCTAATCTGTTTTGCTCTTCAGTCAATATTCTTTGCGTCATCATATTTATTTTAATTCTATAAATATTAGTTATTTCAAATCCTGTGTGCATTTCAAAAAAATACAACAAAGGTTTAATCTTTTCAAAGTGTTCGCTTGTGTATCCATATTCATTCTTAACAACATGGACTAATTGAAATATACCGTCTTGGCCTTCGTAGGTAGAATTCTTATTAAAAAACCATGCAAAATTGACGTGATCTATTAAGTTCTGCAACAAAACCTTAAAAGAATCAGGAATAAACTTTTCAATCAACATTTTTAAGTCTTTCGGATACTAAAGTGGCATAGCCAGCAATATCATCCCAATGATCTTTGTAATTTGGGTTGCCATAAAGAATTCTGCTTAACTTAACTAAAATCATGTGGATTGCTTCTTTTTGATCCGCTTCTAAATCATTCCAAGCATTTTTGCTAATAATATCTTGAACTTTCTCAATAAAACGTGATTTAGCCATAAAATCACCATGAGTTTCTTCACGTTCTACTAATATAGGGCTGTTTCGCATTTTAAAGCCTCTTAGGGTCGAAACCGTAAATTGTGGATATTTGGTCAGCCAACTTATAAAAAGCCTTGCCATGGGCGTCCCAATGCTTATAACCTTTGTTATAAAGCGCAAGGTGACACATTTCATGCAATAAAGTTTCTGAAATCGTAGAAAAATGCAAACAACGGCCTTTTGAGATTTCTATAGTTAAATGAGGATCACAATTAAAATAACCATAAGCGGTTGAA